GTATGGGGTGCCGTTTTATTGAATATCATTATTGAAAAAGTAAGGAATCATATCAAAGATTTTTTCGAGTTGAAAACAATAATGACCAAAAAAATGAGCTACCAAGATCAAATGACCAATTACAAAAAAGAAATGCAAAGCGAGTTATTAGACAAGTATCGGGAATTTGAAGAAACAATGATGGCGTCTATTAAAGATAGCAAATTGCTCGCGGCTGTATTGAAGGATTCTGGATATTCTGACATCTTGACCTCATATAATAATTCCATCAAAATGTTTTTGAGTGAGATTCATGGTTCAGATAGAAAATTGAATGAATTGAAAGCAAAAATGCTCACGAAACAGAGTGACAAATTCGGTTATGGTACATTTTTACCGAGAAATTTTAAAATTTAGACGGAGGGTTATTGTTAAAAATCGCATGTATTGGACAGCAATGTTCAGGTAAGACAAGTTTAGCAAAATTTTTTATTAACAAGTTCTCAGCAGTATTTCATATCAAAATGGCCGATCCAATATATAACGCATTGGACGGCTTGAAACAAGAGAAACACAGAGCATTTATGCAACAGTTTGGTGACCTGGCAAAAAAACATTTCGGCGAAGAAATTTTCCCGCAGATATTCGAAAGACAGGTGTTAGAAATCGAAAACGAATCCTTTGAAAAGGAAGTCGGTGAACCATTAAAATTCACAGACCAAATTTTAATAATAAATGACGATGTACGTTTTGAATACGAATTGAAATATGTTAAGAAATTGGGTTTCAAGTTGTGTTCGATTATTTGTCCTGTTGAGGTACGAGCCGCCCGCGCACATGCGCAGGGACTTGACTTCATAGAGAATCATCAAAGCGAAACCGAAATTCCAAAACTACTTTACAAGGCAGATTTTGTGTTGACACGGGGTGAAATGTCAATGAAAAAACTCGGTGCTGCAGCAGATGAAATTTTAGAAAAAATAAGGGTGCAAGGATGAAAAATCTTTGGTGGGGATATCAACGTTGCAATGATACATTTCAGATAAACCGATATTATGGTGAATCAGAACTTAATGTGGCCCGGGGGCAGTGGGATATTGTATCTGTTATCGGGCCATTTGAAGCCAAAGACTGGCAGACAGCCATTGATTATGTTGTATCAGAACTGGGTTAAAATTACTTATATGAACCCTGTGGTGAAGGTTCGTGGTATGTCGGCTCCGTGTCCGAACTGCTTGGATTTACTCGGATAATTGTGCCGGCTTTAATTGTATTTTCGAATAACGGACTCATATCTGTAAAATTCAGTGTCAAATTACATCTGGTCGGATATCCTTTGATGTAAGGGTATTGCCATGTTGGCTGAATAGATGTAATTGCAGCGTGTTCCATCAAAATTAGACCTTCTGGTTCCGTTTGAACTTTAAAAATATGTGGAAATTCTATACCAAGCACAGACGTTGACCGTGGCGCAGCGAATGATTCCATTAATTTTACAGCTTGCACTACTGTTTTTCCGCCTTGGCTATCTGCTAAAACAAATTCAAATTGATATTGTCGTCTTTGACTTGTTTTATATGATAACGGCGTATCCATTTTCCGGCTTGGTACCGGCAAATTTACTGAACCAGCATAATCTTCAATTGATTTTAATGATGGTAAATCTGCGCCGTTTTGAATAACACCTGAAATGTCTTTTCCTAATTTACTTAAAAGATTTTGACCATGTTCTGTCATTGTTCGGAGTTGACTTACCTTTTCCAATAATCTGGAAGCCAGACTTGCATATTCTTCCCATTCATGGTTGTGCATTTCTAAAATTTCAGGCGGCGCTAAGAATCTAAATTGTGTTTTTGTTCTACCCAGTGTCAAGTTTCCACCACGGCCGCCTGTTGCAATACCGCGTAATTCTCTGGCCTGCATTGAAATCCATAAAGCGTCTTTAAATGATGCATGTGGAAACCGATCTCCCGGAATCCGTAAAAACGAAGGAGGATTATTTAAAATCTCATTGTTTCTGGATTCAAATGTTGGTTCATCAATCTCTGAATTTATATAATCCCAATCTGACATAATTTCTCCTTAAAACATTACCATCGGCAAAGCAGAATTTCCATCTGGGTCAGGAACATCACCACCGGCTCCAGTTTTATCGCCGTGTACAGTGTTACTTGTGCTATTGATTTGAATATTGTTACTTTGTTCTATCCGGGTTCCTATTTTTTCAATGGCCTGGGCTAATCTTTTAATTTCTTTAAGTGACGTGCCAGGATCATGCCGATCATATGCTTTTTGACTTTCTGTCCGGGCCTTCATCAATTTATCACGTGCAGAAAGTTGCCATCCTTTAACATCGGGATTTTCATTTGCTAATTTCAATGCAGCATTTGCTTCTTTCATCGCTTTGGAACTTGATCCTGCCGTTCCCGTTGCTATATCTAAACCTAAAAAGTCAGGAATCATTGCGTTTACACCATTTATTACTTTGACTCTTATCATATTAAACATTTCTGTTAAAAACTCTTCCATATCCGACATAAAAAGTTGAATCGTGTCATTCATTTCTTTAATGAAATCGCGAGTATTTTCATCTGATAATGATTCTTTAAATTTTGACCCGTCGAAACCATAATAATCTAATACCTTTTCGCCGATCCAACCAATTATTTTTCTCGGCAAACTTGTAATACCGGCAAGCAGTCCTTCCGAAGCACCTGTTAAACCGTCGGCCTTCCAACCTTTTATCGCTCCATTGACTGCATCAAATAAGAATTTACCAATCAGAGCAAGTAAACTTGTTTTTAATGCCATCATTGCTGCACCAGCAAGTAATCCGCCGGCACCAGCAAGTAATCCGCCGGCAAGAAGACCTTTTAATCCCAAAAAGCCCAAAAGTTTATCTATAAAGCTACCGGCGCCTTTTTTTACATCTGAAATTTTATCAAGTTTTTCGCCTTTGACTAAAAAGCCAATACCATCTTTGATTTTTTGTAAATGGTCGACCATCTTTTGTTCACGTTTTTCTTTTCGGCGTTGTTTAACGATATCAAATAATCCAGTAAAAGCACCGGTAATCGATTTATAAACTAATGAAATTCCCTGTTTGACAAAATCAAATACCTGTTGAAACTCGCCCAGAATATCTGACATATGCCCTTTTATAATGCCGGCAACTTGACTTACCATACCGCGAAGTTTTTTGATCGCTTCCGAGTTCCAGAATTTCTTGGCTGATTGTAAAACAATACTATTTTCTTTTGTCCATTTCCACCAATTTTTTACTGCGGCTCCGAATTTTCCAACCGTTTCTTGCCATGATTGTCGCATCATTTCAATATTAGAACCAATTTTGCCGAAACCAGATTTGACAAAATCATCTTTTGTCAATTTAGCCGCTTTCAACTGTTCAATCGTTGCTTTACCTGTTTTGAAATCAGCGGCAATCTTATCACGTGCCCGAACTTTGCTTTGTGATTCTGTTGTCTCTAAAACACGCAACATTTCTTTTTGGATTTTAGCTCTGGGCTTTTGATTCGTTTCAAGATTGTCAATTAAGTCAAGGGCATGATCATCCAATTTTGCTTGCCAGCGCTTGGTGATTTTAAAATTCTCTTTTGTTTCATCGACTAATTTTTGAAGTTTTTTGTCGATATCTTTAAAGGTTTTTGTGTCTGCCATAGTATCCTAATAAAAAAGGTCTCTAAAGGAATAACCCCTTGAGACCTTTTGATCCGTTAGCTGTATGCTAAGTGGGAATTTTCTGCGTTTGCAATTCTAATTGTAGTTTTTCATATTTCAAACAAATATTAGCAAATGCTTGCCGTTCAAAATCAGCTATATTATTCGATTCCGTTAATGGTATTCCGTATTTTGCCAAAATCCATTGTTCATGGATTATATCATCCATGCTTGTTTCAAACAAATTATTTAGAAAAAAAAATTGTCCGCATCCATCTTTTGGTCTGACTCTTTGCCACAATGGACGCATTTTAGATTTTTATTCATATCGACACCAAAATGGTTATCATCATGCCATTTTGTCAATTTTCTATATAACTGTTGTGGAATATTATCAGTAAAATAAATTCTGTCCTGTAATGATAAATTATCTTGGCTGCCTTCCGGTGAAATAATCGCTTTTATACTAACAGCAATCACGGATAATAATAATTCCGTTTCGGATTCCATGCCCATATCTAAAATTTCTTGTTCATCCTTAATCTTAACATAATCCATTTGCACGGATAAATTATCGTCTAAAATTACAATTGGATTCATTTGAACAGGCATCGGTAACACAGTAATATTGTTTAAATTCTCTGTTATGATGCTTTGGGATTTACATTCCGGGCATTTGTATTCAAATTTAAATTCTGCGCCTTTGGAAATCTTCCGTAATTCGAGTATTAATGCAGGACGGTCGTTCAAATAAATTTCGCCCATATCAAAATCACCGACAATACAGGATTTTATCATTTCATACATTGCTTGACTCAATTCCTGTACTGATTCTTCATCTTTAATGCTGGTCATAAATTTCTTTAACTGACCAGCATTTATTGGTTTCAATTTTAACTTAATTCCACTCGGTAATTCAACGTCAAACTCATAGACGTTCAAATATTTCCGGTAGTCTGGTTTTTCAACAGTTTTCACGGTTTTGGTTTCGACCTTTTCAATTACTGACATTTTTCACCTCTTTATTATTTACCTGTTGGCTTATCTGTTAATGTATGATAACTATATCTAAATGTTACATCAAATTGAGTAATTTCAGATGTTGAATAGTCCAATGTTGCTGGTTCAACTGTCATCGGCCAGCAATCATGTAATGTAAATTCAATCACGGCTTCTCCGTCATTTCCCAAAAGTTGTAATCTTTGATCGAGCATATACTCATTTAACATTGCATATTCATTTGTTACTGGGTTATGAATTTTATTAATCCAGTTTTCAAAATTCTGACGAATCCGTGCATCATGATCCGTGTTGAATGTCACGTTTAATGCTTGATATGTGTGTTTGCCAGCTATTGGAAAATCAAACCCTTGCCAATTTAACATAATTTCTTCTAATGAAGTACCTGGCAATGAGGTTGTTCTGACCAAATATACTGACCGGTCATTGTTCATATCTCCGACGGTTACATCTGCCGGGAATTGCGGCAAGAAATAAAATAAATTTGATCTTTGACCATCCCTGAAATGTGATTTGAACCCGTCAATGGTAAATCTGACTGGCATATTTTTATCCTCCTAAATTATCTTTTTATACGCCGCTTGTTGGCGTTTGTCCGGCTGCAACTAATTCAGTGAAACTTGCGCCGGTTTTTGTTGCTATGAAATTCAATACGATAAATTCAGCCGCTTTCGTAGGCTTAATGTAAAGGTCGCACCAAAGTTCGTTTCTATCAATTCTTTCTGCGGTATTGTTTGAACTGTCGCAAACAACCAAGTAATCATATATACCGCGGCGGGATTTGACATCCCGTAAGAATGGTTCTATCATATTTATCAATTGTAATCTTGTAAAACTATCGTTTGGCTCAAATAAGAAATATTTGACGGCCGTGCTGATCGCTTTTTCAAGTATGATAAACAATCTTCGTACATTTACCCGATTAAACGCTGAATTTTTGTCCAACATTGTTTTCTGACCCCAGACAACTTTTCCTTGTCCGGCGAAACTTACGATTGGATTGATACCATTTTTATAACAAATATCTCTGTTAGCTTGATTTGGATTATATCCCAATTTTCGAACATTTGTTATAAGTGCTCTGTTCAGTCCTGCTGGTGCAAACCACGGATCACTAATATCATCCGTTTTTGCGTAAATTCCGGCCATATGTCCTGCCGGTGGAATCCAACGATATCGACCGTTCCATTTATCATAAATTTCCAGCCAATTTCCGTAAAGAGCAGCATAACTTGTATTTTCATTCAAATTATATGTTGAATGAATACCAAGTCGGAAATCCCTCATATCGCCTGTTTCATTACCTCTGTTATTTACGACTAATGAAATCGGAACATCTAAAATTGCCATTGAATCCTTTCTCGCTTCGGCAATCGTTATCATGTCAGATTTAACAGCGGTTGATTTGTCTGCATCGATGAATAAATTGACATCGATTGTTTCTGGATCCTCATATAATGCGTGCGCAGCCATAATATCAGAATCTTGAATACCTGTGACCGGTGGATCAGCAGGATTAGCAATTTCCGTACCTCTGTTTGTTCCGCCGCCGAATTGTTCATATTCGGATGTTGCGTAATTTGTCATAATTAAGTCTTCAGATGTTGACTTTAAATTTACTCTGATATATCTTGAATAAGCATTAAGAAATTTTTCACAGAATATATTTTGTCCTTCATCGTCAAGTTTTCTTTGACTGGTTGATAACATCCAAACTTCCTTGATTGTGTAAACCCTTGAAGCCGCGGCAACTGAAAGTTGGTCTTGATCAGCAACCCTTATAATTATTCCAAATTCTGTACTGCTTGAACTATCGAAAGATAAATCAATATCGTCAATATCGCTGTACATATCGTCACTTATTCCCAGTGTGTTTGCTGAAATAACTCCTTTTCGAACCTTATCGTAAATTTCAGAGCCGAACATACAAACCTTAATCAAATTTCCCCATTGACCTCTACTTTTTGCGATAAATGAAATTTCAGATAATTCATCTTCTCTGTTGGCACTGAATACAACTGTTTCTTCGCCGTATTCGTCTGGGTCTTCACTATCAAAATCGCTTAAAATGTATGATCCAGTGATATCTGTTGTATATGGATCAAACTCTCCAGCGGATGCTGCAACGCCAGGCGTTTCTCCGACTTGAACATCTCCGTGAACACCAGCAAATGATGCGCTTGGTGCGAAAACTGCCGTAGTATAAAGTTTATTGCCGTATTTCAAATAACCTGTTGCCGCTAAAATATCTTTGTATGAACCAGAAGTTGGCTCGCCATATGTGGTTATTAGCTCCTCAATCGTTGTGATTAGTTGTTTTTTCAATTCCGGGCCTTTGTACGGGTCTCTGATTGCGAGTACCGCAACAGAACTGGCAACTGCCGGAATTGTGGTTGATAAATCAACTTCGTTGATATCAACTAATGGTGATAAATAAAGCGCCATGTTTTTCTCTCCTTAGTATTATTTCAAAATCTCTTTTGAAAAGCATTCCTTTCTATTATATTTATATTTATTTAATTTTTTAGATAATATCTGCTACCTGGAAGTAATCATAAACAAAAGTTCCGCCGGATTCTAATAAAACCTCACCTTCTTTATATGAGAATGAAACCTCCTGCATATTTGTCGGCCACATATCGATGAATTTGACAGCTAAAATATTTTGGTTGAAATTGTTTATAACTTTCAAACTGGAGTCCACGGTATATAATCTATGATTCTCCATCATTTTATCACGACCATTTGCAATAAATGTCATCCATTGAAACAATATTAACCAATTTCTAAATGAAGCATCCACATTGAACTGGACGCTCATAATTTCAAATTCCAACGGTGAGCCTGCGACTTTATGCAAAGCGCCTTGCCAATTAACATCGATTGGATTTATGCTTAATGCTGGTAAAACTACACTGTGAATATTAAGAGTCAATTCGACATTTGCAGCTATTCCTGTTTGTCCCGGAACCACTGGAAAAACTAACTGAAAATTTGTTGGTGTAGCTTTATTTAGCTCTGTTGAAATTGCCATAATTAAATTTTAGTACTTATTTTATTTGATAATTTTACTGTTGCATCCAAAAATTTTTCTGCTGTGTTTTGAAGTCCTCTAATTTCTGGTAAACTATCTTTATGCTCGTCGCCTGCTGCTTGTTCTAATTTTCTAAGCAAGGCTTTTATAGCCTTTTTCGCTGCATTATGTTCACTTGCTTCAATCAACAGTCCTTCGGTCAATTTTAAACCTCTTTTCGCAGCTTCTTTTTTGGCCTGTTTTATTTGGTTTCCAAATACGGCACCGACACCTGGTTTATCAGTATCGTTTTTCTTAATCCAGGCAATAAGTTTATCATCTTTTAATTTTACAACTGATTCACCTTCATTCAATTCTGGTTTTTCTTGTGCCCAAGTGGCCAATTTTGTTTCAAATCTCATGTTTTCTCCTTTAACTTACATATGATACTATTTCGTATTTTCCTGACTGCATTTTATAATATGTCATAATCAATACAGCATTTTTTATTGCTTTATATCGTTTTTTCCCTTGGTCGCGTTCATATTCATCTTTCCAAGCAAGATTGAAAGTTACCATTTCTGTTTTTTTAACACCGCCGAGTAGCCAGCCAGCCCATTCTGTGTTGTCTTCCTGGATCGGCTTGATACCATTTTTATCTAAAATATCAAATAGATCATCCAAAGGAATTTCTTTGAAATATGTCGGTTTCAAAACTTTTTGAATTTGTGCATTTATTTTTTTTCTCACACCGACTTTTAATAATTGTGAGGATAACCATTTCTTCGGGATATGATCCGTTATTTCTGTCAAATACATATCAAGTTTTTTTAATAATTCCATTGTTTCTCCTATTCGTGTGTCCAGTCTCCTGGATGGTTTATATGTGTTACGCCGCCGGAAACATGATCAGAGCCGGTTTTAACACCGTCATTGAAAAGTTCATAATCATAAATTGGGTCATTATCAACTGTTAGCCAAGGCGCCTGGACAGTAAATTGCTGACTCTCACCTGAAGCACCACTACTGAATGTTGATGATAATGCGGCTTGTTCTCCGGCCGCCATAAATGTGTTTTCATTTGTGTAATAATTCAATAAAATTTCTTGAATTACACCGACGGTTTCCATCGGTTTAAACATATACGTTTGAACTGTGAAATCCAATGTATATTTTAAAATTCTAAAGGTATCATCCGTATATTCAAATTCGTGTTCAGGTGTTACGCTGTTAAAAATTACTTTGATATCGAATGTCGAAACAAGTTCCGGTGAGTGAATACGGATCATTACATATGGTTGAAACCAAGGTAAAATCTGTTCTAAAATTTGGTCAATATCTGACATGTATAATGTCCACAAACTCACTTGAAATGTTAAATCATATGGTACTGGATTCAAGTATGATCGGACAGCACCCGCGCTCGCAGTAATTGTATCAGTTAAATATTGGTGTTTGTTTACTGCACGTTCAAGTGAATAGTCCACACCTGTAAGTGTTGCACTCATGATCGGTAACACTTCATCGTCTTTGCGTTCATTCAACCAAAACCAAATTTTTTCTTTGGGTGAATATTTGATCGGTACTTTAATAAACCGTTGAAACGCGCCGGCTTGATCAAATCGTTGTATCTCAATATCATTAAATAAGTCCAAAAATTGGACCGTTGTTTTTCTGAATGATTTATAATGATAAAAACTTTTCATTATATTTTTTCACCTATTGTACTTTTGTAATCTTTATGTTTTTTGTCAGTAATATTGAAATAAAATAGTCTGCCCAAGTCGCCATAATCTTCAGCACCAATAAACTGTAAATGTTTTTCTTTAACAGTCTTGCGTTTTGCTGCAGCTTTTGCGGCCTTTTTTATTTCTTCAGGACTTGCTTTATATGCTTCTGTTAAATATTTATTGAATCTCATTTAGTATCCATATATCGATTCATCGACATCTCCGTAATTATAAATTTCATCCGATTCAGTCTCTATAACTGGATTATCACCGAATGCCGGTACCCCAGCAGAAACTAAAATGCTCGGAGTAGTTGGATCAATTGTCATTACATCGTCATCCGATAAATTAACAGTAATTGCCGCAGCACTATCTGATTGTTCGCTGAAACGGTAAGGTCTCAATATAAAGTCCCAAACTAATTTTGTCAGTTGGAAAATCCTTTCTTCTTCGTGGACATCCGCTATTTCATATGACCGTGTATTCCAAACTGTTTGAATAACGTCTCCTGGCTTCGGCACTCCAACAGCAGAAACGTCCCTTGACCATGTAAATTTCGGCATTGAAGCATATTGAACCATATCCTCTGAATTTATACCAAATCCTGTTGTCAAATGTGGTTCTTCTGTCACTTCATACAATAATTTTGTTAAAACCGGCGCTCTATAATGTGTGTTGACATATTTTGGCTCGCCATAAATGTCGTCAACTTCAACTCTGCTTTCATCTCGAACATAATACCATATTTCAATGCCAGCTATGTCTGTAAATTCTACAATATAATCCCGCATTAATTCGTGTTCAGGATTATTGTTTAAATCGTGTAATTGCCAGGTCGGTTTTATTAAACTATTGATATTAGCCATTTAATTTGATTTTGTTTATGAGTTTGGTCTGTACCTTCATAATTTCGACCAAAAGTTCTTCAATTTCCTTTACTCGTTTTTCAAGTGGATTTGTATTTTCATTCACCGGTCCGGCCTTTTGTCTTGCGGCCATTCTGGCATCAACTCCAGCCAAATAAGAATTTTCTTCCGCGGCATGTGGATCGATTTTCTGTTCCGGTATTTTTGCCATATCAGCGCCGCCTGTGTCCCGGCCTGACGGCATAGGTTGTTTCATTGTACCGCTTGATGAAACTCTATTATCTGGATTTTGTAACATTTTTTCATACGCACTTTGAACTGCTGACGACATATTATTCTCCTTTATTCATTGCCTTTATAGCCTTTAACAAATCTGGTATTACTTTTTTTTGAATGACACCCGCAAGTTTTATGGCACCATCTTTATTTCCATTGTCAACCATTGTTTTTAAATCATCTAAAAATCCATGAGAAACTTTAAATAAAGCATCAATCATGTGCATATAATTGGATTTAGCCTCATTCAAATATTTTTTATAAGTTTCCATTTTCTCCTTAAAAACCTATCAAAATTGGATAACCATCATAGGCTTCTTCTTCTTTTAATCGTTCCATCAACTCGGCTTTTTCTTCTTTGCCTTCACTGACCATATCTCCACCATCTAATGAAATTCCAGTGTTGCCAATAGAAGCAAAATTCTCAAATTTTCTTCTAATGTATCCGATACGTTCTTTACAGTCAGCAAAGACATAATCGAAAATCCAATCTAAACCATAAAAATCTGGATCAGCGGTTCCGTCTGTCCATGTGGTTGAAGTTGTGCTGCCCTCAATTGTGTAACACTGTAATAAAACGAATCCCGGCGAGTCATATACAACTTCATTTATTGTCAGTGTATTTCCTGTTTCCGGTGTTGGAATTATCTCAATCTGATTTATATATGGATGATATCGATATGCGTATTTACTTGGTGTATATTTTCTAACCGTTTCAAGAAAATCTCTGGCAATATGGTATGAAATTAGGTTATAACCTGAATAACTACCTCGCCCTAATATTGAGTCATAATATCCTTGTTGATACAAGTAATTGTCAATTGTAAACAAGGTATTTATTCCAGATGATCCGCCATGATCAGTGTACGCAACAATTTCTGTTGTTCCCAACGGCATATCATATAATGCTTGCCCACCGGATAACATCATTGTGTAAAAAACTTCATGTGTTGATTGACCGACGGCCCACTTGATAAATTTATTGCGTGCTTCATCGATTGAATCATAAATCTGCGTTTGATCCAATTCGACTTTGACTTTTGGATATCCAAATTTTCTTATAATTTTGTCCGCAAGATTTTTCTTTGTCATTTATTTAAAACCTCAAAATATTTGCTCTTAAAAGTGCTTCTTCTGCTGTATCGAACTGATCATCGTCAATTACAAAATCCAGACCTTTATTAACAAATTTGACACCACGTTTTTTGAGTACTTTTTTGGCCGATTTTTCGTCTTTGACTTTCAAACCGTATTGATTTGCCTTCATTGTGTACATACTCGGCGCTTCATTCAGGTACATATCAAGTTTTTCCATTAGTTCCATTTTTATCTCCCTCTCATAATAATATTTATATATTTTAGTCTGTAAAAGGATTAGTTTCTTCGAGCCAGGTCCAATCTTCAACAAAATCATCAATATCTCCGAGTACACCCCAGACATCTTCGTCCTCTTTTTTCTCAATAAACTGGTATTTGTCGTCAAACATATCCATTTCCAAGATATATGTACCCCAAAATAGTGCTGAAACAAGGTCATCGCCCGTATCTTTACCGAAAAATTTTCCGTTTTCTTCAATATATGAGCCAAGTTCCATCAAAGTACTGACATCATGTAGTTTTAATGAACCATCTTCAATCAGTTTTTTCAGTAATAAGACGGCTTTTGGCTTTGTGCCTGTCTTTTCGCCGCCGGTTGATCGAATACCAATAGCATTTGCTTTTGAACCTGAATTTACTAAGTGTTCATACTCTAAATCCCACCATAAACGGTTACAGACTGACGATCCTTCTCCATTATTTTCAACTAAGACATATGCTTCATTGTAATAAATCGCAAGCTTTCTGATAATGTCTGCGAAGTCGTAAACATCTGTCATGTTGTCATGAAATACAGCAACTTGATCCAATTTCACTGGCATTATGCTATCAACTCTGATAACCTGAATTGCTGAGTAATTTTCTCCTGTGCCCTTCGCAGGATCACATCCTAAGACGTAGGAAGCGCCATCCTCCGGCTTCTTCCAAATTTTTAGACGCCTATTAAGGTCTCGTTGTTTAGGCTCTGTATCTTGCGATAAGATCACACCCAAACAATCAGGCGAAATAAGCGTATTTGTTGAACCAATAAATTCAACTGCAAATTCCTGAGCGAATTGGCGTTCTCCCAAGTTCTTAACTTGATCTTCGGCCCATTGCGCATCTCTGCCCGGAACTGCTTCCCAAGTGACCTTTGTCGGCGTGAATGTATTTTTTCCAATTTCTGCTTCAGAATAGATACGATGAAATATATTGAACATTCCGTTTGGTGTCGAAATGATAACAATTTTAGCAGTTTTTGATGCTGAAATTGTCGGATAATTGGCAGACCAAAATTCTTCAGCCTGGTTTCCTGGTACGAAAGCAAATTCGTCACATACTAACAAGGTGATTGACTCACCACGGAAAGCGTCCGGTGAAGTGGCTGAAATAATCATTTTTGAACCATTATCAAAAAGGATTCCAGTCTTTTGATATTCGAGTACGCCTGGCTTTAGCCACATTGGCAAACCTTCATACATTCGTTTGATACGTGATAAAATCATTTTAGCAGATGCTTCTTTATTAGAAACAATGCCTATGACTTTATCCCTATTGAATAAAGCGTACCATAAACAGTATGCACCAACGATTGTAGTTTTTCCAGATTGTCTTGACCATAATCCAACTGAATATCGGGAATTTTGCAGAGTATCTAATAGGTCGTTCTGATAGTCGTAAGGCTCAAAGAGAATTTCGCCTTGATCGGGATTAACAATTTTGATGTATTTAAGGAAGTGTTTGACATCATCCTGACACTTCATTAAACTGTCCACTTGTTCAGTGGTGTACTCTAATTCTTCATTCGGCCGTTTTATAAACCGTTCATCATATTTTATTGGCACAAAAAATACCTCCAAGTATTCAAACTCGGAGGTATTTAGAGAAAAATGTTAAACAATTTTACGGGGTTTCAACTATTTTTTCAAAATCTTTCGGCTGTTGCATTATATCGCTTTCAGTCTTTTCAACAACATGTAACAATTCTTCTGAATATGCACTTTCGTTTTTTTTATCATCCAAGGCTGTTGCTGCAAAATAATTGTTTCCGTCTAATAAATCTGGAATTATTATTTCGCAACATTCAGATTTAAACGGATTATATTCGGTACCGCAAACAGGATTCCACATTTCCGGATGCTCGGATAATATATATGCCTTATTATACTCTCCTGGGGCTTGCCCGTGGTAAATAACGTAATCTTTTAAATCCGGTTCAGTGTTCGCATCCCAGGCTAAAGTGACTGAGGCGGCTTGACTGATTCCAACAAAAAATACCAGTAAAGTTAGATAATAAACAACTACAAACATTATTCGTTTTTTCATTTGTCCTCCTTAAATCATATTGCTGGTATATCGACTCGTGCAATTAGATACCATATCTAATGTTGCGGGTTGTTTTCCGTCAGGATCATCAACTTTCCCTCTCTCTTCAATTTTCGGGTCTTTATTATGATCCTCTGCAACCATGAAAACCTTGGTTTTGTTAATAACGGTTTCCAGAATGACCGGACGCCCCCAGACTCGATGCAGATGTTTCAAAGTCTCAATTGCATATTTCATCAACAAATCGGAGCCGGCCCATTTGTGCTTCAACATCAATACACCGGCATCCTTATAATTTATGTTGACTATTTCAACTTGCGGAATATGACTGTGAGCGAAACTTGCCACAATCAGTTCCCGGATTTGATCGAAGTCATGCTTTGTCCTGACAACATCAATTGACTGATAATTATCCTTGACAACGAAAATATACATTTTCAATTTATCAATCAATTCCGGAGTTAAGAAGTCCTGCATAAAAAACCAGTCTGTATATGTTTCGACAATATCAAACATTTTTTGGATTCCGGCACCGGCTTTCGTATCCCACTTTTCCTTGATTTTATAGTCTTCGCAGTCGTCATATTCGCGGCCGTGTAAACCTTTATCCCACCGTTCGACAATATCCTTCCACATATCACAGCCTATCAGATATGGATTCATTGACGTTTTTGACATCGCCTGAACCAAGGAATTTGAATAATTAAATTCAGCATATTCTAAATCCGTAATCATATCTTCTTCATAAAGCCGTTTAACAAGACGTTCATGCCAGAATGAAGCAAATCCTTCATTCATATATTTGGTTTTCATTTGAGGCCAAAAATACTGTCCCTCAATTCGTAAAATTTCCAGAATATCTTTTTGCCATTCTTCTAATGATACAGAATGATCAATAACATATCTTAACAAGTCCGCGGCTGGTTCAACCGGTGTGCGTTGATCGATCAGGCGTTTCAACTTCATATTATAAAGGTTGATATCTGTTTTCATTTTATCGGCTTCATCGTCACTTTCCAGAACATCCGCAAATTCGGATTTTTTAACACGATTCATTTTCCGCCGTTCCATTTCAAAAACCCGGGCCTTTTTGACAAGTTCAATTTCCGTGTCAAAAGGCGACGAATGTAATTGCAGGGCATGACCGGCGTCCACGATTGCTTCAACTTCATCGATGCCATAATTTTGTTCATACTTTGTAAATCGTTTATTCGCGGCGTCCATTACCTGAATAATGTCTTTGCGGGTTTCCTGAAAAAACTTATTCATTGTAAAAAAGGCCACGTGGCCGATAACGTGCGCAATGACCAAAATCTGTTGACCGATTGTATTTGACTTCATGAGATATGCCCGACTTGGATCAGAATTTATGACAACTTCAAGCGGCAGACCATCATGGACTTGCTCATTTATTGTGCGAATCCGTTCATAATCACGGCCATATTTCCAATTCGAAATGTTGCCGGGAATACGATAAGCCATAATTTCAAACATCTTTTGATCAGGAATTATGTCCCATTCAATATCGCAGAAAACCAGACCTTCTTCTCTGGCCATTTCACATAGACGTTCTTCAATTTTTTTAAGTCGGGCTAAATCTTTTTCTTCCATTTTGAATCTCCTTAGATTTTTCTTGAAGTTTTATCAAATAACATATGTTTCAGAGCCGGATAAACATGTTTTCGATCTTTAATCACACCCAGCAAAAAGTGTTCATCGTCATTTCTGAAAAACTGGGTTCCTTCGGTCTCGGTTTTTCTAAATTCCCAGGTTTTCTGAATTTCCTTCATTAATGTATGGTTCGACCAACCCCATGCCGTGTTGTCTGGCTTAATTTCAAGATATGCTAACATATTTACCTTTTTGTCAAGCATTTCCTTCATTTTCGGAACTGTGGATTTTGGATCCCAGTCCTCGCCATCTGAATTATAAACACAATAGACATTCCACGATTCCATTGGATATTCAGTTTCAATGATATAATTTGCTAAGTCAAAAGCCGAACCACAATCCGTGCCGCCTGACTCGCCTTTTTGGAAAAAGGTTTCTTCATCAACCACTTTGGCTTCGGTCGTATGCGTTATGAATTTTATTTCAACATTATCATAACACTTTTTGAGAAATTCAATCAGCCAGAATAACATTGACCGGGCCAGATATTTTTTGTCCCTTGTCATTGAACCAGACACGTCCATCATACAAATGACCGCTGCCTGAGATTGATATTCCATATCGGGCTCGATTTGCTTATATCGCATATCGTCATCCTCAATGAAAACACCCGGTTCGTCGCCGTTCAATTTTCCGTGTTTAATAACTTCAATAGCATCATTGATATCACCGTGCGCCTGCATTAAAGCCCTGTTTGCGTCATTCTCTGAACAGCCTGTATCTTCCATTATTTCGTAACAGTAACAGACCATTCTTTTAACGGCTTCCATCATTGTGCGTTTTTTGTGAAGTCGCGGCATGATACCTTTTTTTGTAATTGTATCAAATTTCCAGCCGGCCGGGACAAGTTGCTCTTTGCGAGTTTTTTCTTCAATCCACGGCAGTCCCAAGTCTTCAAACATTATTTTAATCAGATAATCAATATCAACTTCCGCTTCCATATAATCGGTGCCTTTACCCTTTTGGCTGGGTTTACCGTCACCGTCTCCCGGTGACTTGTCTTTACTGTCAATAATGTCACCTGGTTTGCCCTTACCTTGGCCAGCGCCGCCGGCTTGCCCGTCATTTGAGCCGTGCACAAAACGATAATCCTTCAAACCACGGACGGGAATCCTGATTTTCCGACCCCGTTTTTTCGTGATAATTGATTCTTCTGAAATGACATCCTTCATATTTTTTCTGATAGAATCGTCGATTTTTTCTTGGTGCCGTTCAGCATCCTTTGTACCTTTATCTGACAAATCCCAATCATCATGTTGTACAATAGCCATATCATTTCTCCTTTATGAATCCAGGTTTATTTTTAAGTTTATCTTTTTCATTCAAGACTTCGATTTTATCCAACCAAGGTTTGATACTTTTGATATCCTCAAATTCAGATGAAACAACGGTTTTCTTTTTATTGTTAAATGTTAAAACCAATTTTATCATTTCCGCCTCCGGTTGTAAAGTGAAAAAAGCCCGAACCCGACATTCATTATGGGCCAGGGCTTTTCCTGATGGAAACCCGATTTCAGGATCAGGTTTTGCGGAGTATTTCTCCGACAAATGAAAGCAACATGTTCGCACAATGCTCACAATAGCCCTTATCTAACAGGGTTTTGAAGGCCCGGGTGCGGGATGCTTTCTTTTTAGGATCGGTGTTGACCGTATTGGCAATTGACAAGTTGACAACATTTTTCAAGTCGCTCATCAACTTCTTTTCAATCGCCTCGGCGAGCGGCTTATATGAAGTAAATCTAAACTCTTCTTTTTTCTCCAGCGCCGCAGATTTGTGAACATAAATGCCGTTCCTAAAAGTCTCTTTTGATGCTTCAGGCACGCCGATCAAGTCTTCAAGTGAGCGCATCAATTTTTCATCCGGGTTACTGAACTCGCCGGTAATTGAATCCTCAATCTTTTCCTTTTTGCAGAAAGCATCGCAATTAATCATGTATCTGTTGAATAACTCGTTTGCCTGTTCATCGTAAGCATAAAGGAAAGCCCGGTTCACTTCTTTTTTGGCAACTTCCTTATACTCGCTGGCGACTGAATGTTTTTCACCGGTCAACAGGTTGTTAAAGTTTTTGATATCTTCATCCTTGATACCGATATGATGATCAAAATTGTTTCTCATTGCCCGAATCAAGTCAATCGGGTTGATACACTTTTTGGATTCCTTCGCACCAAGGCAGACGTTCATTGCGTTGATGATAAAACGAGGTGAGATACCGGACATTCCTTCGCCGTTTCTTTTGCCTTCTTCGATCAATGCCTTAATATCAATTTCGTTTTTCTTAAACTCATTTGTCACCTCACCGTTATACAGTTTCATCTTTTGAACCAGATTTGAAACTTTGGTGGATTTTGTCAGGCGGGACAATACGGCAAATTCCGCGGCGACCTTTAAAGTATGTGGGGCAATGTGAATATCCCGGAAGTCGGATTCATCGATCATTTTTTCGTAAATCTTTATTTCATCATTCACCCGAAGATTCCAAGGGACTTTGACGACATACATTCTATCGTGCAATGCCTCGTTTTTCTGGTCGGCCCGGAAACTGTCAAATTCCGTCTGATTGGTGTGTGACAGAATCAGCGTGTCAACATAAATCTGCGGGAAGCCAGGTGATTTGATAAGTTGTTCCTGGGCGGCCGAAATAAGAACATAATGAAACTTGATATCAGCTTTCAAAATTTCAATATATTCAATCATGCCACCGTTTGCGACTTGCAGTTCACCATCGAACTGATAAGCGCGGGGATCGGTTTCACCGTAACGGGCGATTTTCGACATATTGACACGACCAATCAATTCGGTCACGTCCTGGGACTTGGGATCACTGGGTTGAAATGTCCCGATGCCGATGCGTTTTTGTTCTGACAAGTGAATTTGGTGTACAGGAATTTCATCCCATTTCACGGCGCCCTTTTCATTGGTGAAATTTTCTTCAATTTCCCGTTGACAATGAGGACACAGATGTCCCTCAATTTTAACGCCGAGTTTTTCTTCCCAGAACGGGCGATCTTCTTCAGGAATTGCGTGAAGGGGTTCTTCATTCAACGGGCAGCCCTTGATAACGAATTTTTCAACTTCATCCCGTTCAAGGCCTCTTTTAAACAGAGCGGCGATTGTGGATTTGCCAGATGAAACAGGGCCAACCATCATAAGGATGCGTTTGCCGGTTTCTGTACGGCGGGCGGCAGCCTTCATGAAACGCATCAGGTCGTGAAGCGGCTCCAGGGTGCCGAAAATTTTGCCTTTGAAAAAATTGTAACTGACTAAATCTTCATAGCCACGGGTTTTCAGATTATTGTCAATTTCTTCCGTGCCGAACTTCATGATCATGTTATAAACACGGCCGGGCGCGAAATTCGCAATAACCGGTGTATCCTGAACTTTTTCTAAATAGTCCAGAACTGTACCTTCCCAATTTGCAACATTTTTTGTTTTGCGCTGCGACAAAATAATATCTCTGAAATCTTTGTTTTCCATCATTGATTGCTCCTTTTTTTCAGGTTTATTTTGTGATTTGAAGTTATTATATCAAAGCGAGTGCTCTTTGTAAACAACCTATTTTATATATTTTATGAATCTCCTTCAGCGTTATGCCGGTCATTTATAAGTCGTAAAACATCTTCCCTTGACGCGACGATTAAATTTTGTTGTGGCGGTCTTCTACCTTTTAATTCCTTTATTTCAACTTCACGTTTTTTTAATCTAACAAGTGATACCCGAATATCAAGATATTTATTGTAATTTGTGTCATCCATTAATACCTTCGATGCCGTGGTAATCGAATTTATGATATTCCCGGCAACTTCAACCATTCTGGCAGAAAAATTCCCGTTCTCCATTTCTTCTTTCACTCTATCAAGTATTGTGTTCGCTGATTCGATATTTTGCCGTAACACTTCCGGGTCTTCGTTTTCTTTTTTCCATTCTAATTCAAATGGATCAGATTCTAATTCAACAATTTCTGGTTCAATGGATTCTGGCTCTAAACCAAGATCATTTTCCAAAGAACTCCTATCTAATTCTGGCATATTTTGTCTCCTGGTTTATATTTATGAAATATTATATAATATTTTGTGATATTTGTAAATAAACACTTGACATTACTGGAAGGTTTGATAGGATGGAACCAGAGAGTGAGAAAAACCCAAACTAAGGAGAAAAAATGAATACTTTCGCAACTTTGACAATATCTAAATTTGATCGTTTGAAGGCAAATCTTGAAAACGTGTTAAAAATATTTACAGGGTTGAATTACTTGAAACTTGAAATGTTAGTTGACCGTGATAAACAAGGAGAATTTCTGGGAATTACATCGAATGAACTGGTCGGTTTTCAGTATCCCAAAATGTTCAAAAGCTTGAAAGTTGAAACTTTCGGCAGCGGTTGGACGGACGATAATTATTGGTTCACGATCAATTATCGTTATGAGCATTTTGATTGTGGTACGAATGGGTCAGCGATTGCCAGTTTTTTGATAACTCCGGACGGTGTGTTACTGAATTGTAGAAATATGCTGAAATAAAATAAAAAAGCCGGCACCCTAAAAGGGAGCCGGCTTGATTTCTGATTCAGTGAGTTATCATGATGTTAATCAGGTAAGTCAGTGAGTCTAACCTTTCGGTAATACTCTTTAGCACCGAATATGTGACTATGAATGCCATAACGGCTCATAAGTCCAATTGCAGGCTGGAATGAATCTTCAAATGTTGCTCTTGAAGCCAATAATTGAATATACGGCAGATAAATAATGCCAGTATCGTATTCACTCGGACCCTTGTAACCAACCAAAAAGGAAGGTATCAATTGGAACGTATCACGATATACAGTGATTCGACCATCCAAACTTCCAACACGGGAAACACCAACTGCGGCAGTATTCACATTACTTGGAACTGGTGCGATTGTAAATGATGCCATTGACTCGAATATTGCTATTGAGTAAGGATCACCGACAACCCAGTTACCAGAGCCACGTCTTGTGGTACGAGCGATATCCTGAGCACGTCTTAGGATGAAATGATATAATTCACGATATCTTTCCATTTCCCAGCGACCACCAGGCACGCCTGTTCCAGAAGCGGCTACATAACTCCAGTTGTAATCATAACCTGTACCACCTGCAACTACTGTGGTGTCGATCTGTTCAATCAGTTCCCTATCGATTTCAGCGGTAATTTCATATGCCAAAATATCCATCATTTCTTCTTCAAGGTTAAGACCGTGCATTGCTTTCAAATCTTGTGCAACCTCTAAAGACCAACGACTTCTTAGCTTACGAGTTTGTGCTTCAATCTGGGCTTTTTCAACAGTTAAGTTGACTTCACGAATGGCTGTACCGTTTCCGATACCAAGACCAATGTCACCGCTGGTGTTCGATCCAAATCCTTCTGCAGCAGATGTTGCGAATGATCCAGAATAACTGGAATCAATTGTGTTGTAACCAAGTTCTGTGGTATTTGCTGTATAATCACCGTTGCTGTTGCCAGCGCGGAAACGTAATGCAAATGCCAAACCGACGGGGCCGGTCATTGGCTGAACACCGACTAAATCATGTGCTACTAATTCAGGAAATGTACGTCTAACCATTGGAACAGCGATTTTGTGAAACATACCAGAAGTTGCGTAATTGGCACTACCAAGAGCGTCAATATTTGCGCCGCCTGCTGCGGAATATCCTGTTGTTTCCATCAACCAATTGTGCTGATTTTCAAGCATAATTGCGGTTGATTTCCGAATGTTCATATTCTTAATTTCATTACCTTCGTTAATCACTTCGTCCCACTTTTTAAGTAAGGTATTAATGTCCATCTTCTTTTGTCCTCCTATAATATTTTACAGATTTCTTATAACGGATTTAAAATTTGTTTTCTGTCAATACTTTCAAGTATTGTTTTTTGAAACCGGCGAACGGACTGTCATCTTCATTCAGATTTTTGTTCTTGTCGTTATCGTCAATTTCGATTTTGCCTTTTCCTTTTTCCAAGTCTTCCTGAACTTGATCCTCTCCCTTTTTCGGGTCACCCTTTTTCTTTGATTTAGCTTTCGCCTTTTCAGCTTCGGGGTCCTTATTTGGGACTGGGTCAAATCTTTCAGAGTCAGATATGATAGTAAACTTATTATCAATTTCTGAAACATCAGTAATACCTTGCAAAATATCAAAAACTTGTTTGCGCTGTGACTCTGTTAAACCTTCACATTTCTTGTAAAGATATAGTTCAGCAGCCATGTTTTGAGCATCTTCTTTAAGTTCAAGCTCTTTTGCGATTCCAGCGTCAGCATTATCACGCAATGTAATAATTTCATCCTTCGCTTCCTTCAAAAGACTCTTGACTTCTTCATCAAGCAAACCTTGGTCAACGCCAATGCGAACTTTGAATTGTTCAATCAGATCATTGTAAAGCTGGCCTTTTTTCGCAAATTCCTGAATCTGATCCGGAATTGTTAGCTCATCTTCTAATACAGTGTCTACAAAGTTTGAAAACTTACTTGTAATTTCTGACTTATAAGTTTCAAATTTTTCTTCGTAATCCTCTACCAAAGCATTCTTTGCTTCATCCAATTCAGTTTCGGAAAGCTTTTTGGCTTCGATTTCAATAATGGCTGAAAGTTTATCTTTAAGTTCCGCCTGAACGCCTTCGTCAAGTTTGTTTGCGCCCAAAAGTTCTAAAATTTTGTCCATAGCTTATCCTCCTGTTAAGATTTTCTGGATATATTTATCAATAAGATGTGTGTTTAGGGATTGGTATGTAAAGGTGTGATATTATTGTAGAATAAAACGCAATAAAATACCCGGGACACGATTAAATGCCCGGGTGACCTGTAAAACCTTGGTTTTAAAGGGATGATTTACATTTTTTCAACAAAATCAACTGCTGGTCCAATAGCCAAGAGTCCTTCTTTTGATTTCGGTACTTTTAGCTTTTTTATCGCCAATAATTTTGCAGGATAAATTCCTTTTGCTTCTTTTTTTGAAATTTCAACTTTTTTGCCATTATAAATTGCAATCCATCCAGCAAAATTATCGTCAAAAGCTTCATTGGCTTTCGTGGCTTTCGGATAAATGTATGGTTTTTTGTCTGAAATTGTGCCTAACATGTCTTTCTGATCCTTTTGTGCACTATTTAGCCATTCCTTGAATTTTTCCGCTGTCGCTTTTTCAGCGAAAGGAGTTGTTACAGGAATCCATTCGTCGCCTTTCTTAGCGAAAACAGCCCATGCATTGGTTCCGTCAGCATCAACTTTGTATTTATTGCCATATACTTTCTTGATATGCGCAATTGACGTTGTATGGTTTATATGTGTGCCATCATATGGTAATGTATATTCATTTACCAATATAAATTTTTCAAATCTGCTCATGTTTTCTCCTTATTTAATTCCACTTACTCCATAAAGTCCATTTGTCGTAAATCTTTGCTATATTCTTTTACTATTTTTCCTAATCTGGTCAAAGCGTCCTGAGAATTTTTCATATGTTTGACTCTAACCGCACGTTCAAAAAAATCCAT